CGGTTGGTATCAAAGTAACACCGATTCATCAACATTCTAGCTGCGTTTATGCCGTCTGCGATAGACAGTTTAGGGGTAATCCGTACCGGCAGCCCCATATTCTCAATAATTTCTTTTGTGCTGCGACCAGTCATATTCTTATGCTCTGCGTCATGCGGCAGCCAATGATCCCTATATGTATATCCCTTGTTTTGAAGGATATTTACATAATGATCTATGGTTTTCTGATTGTCTTGATAGAAGTCAATAACTCGTACTTCACCGCCAGGCACAGTCTGTATGAACCAAATACTTGTATTGTCTGCCCAGCCTAAGTCCCAGAATGTAGATACAGGGATGGCCTTATCTACTTGTATATCTCTGATCCGATCTTCTTCTTGCGCCTTGCGTAGCTCATTAGCGTACACAGCGCCATCTAAGACTTGTCTTGTATTGCCTTCCCATACATTAAGATATGAGTCCATATCTCGTTCTTTCAAGTCCTCTTTCTCGTCTTGAAGAACTTTAGGAAACCAAGGATTGTCCGACCAGTTTACTTTTACTACCTTTGCCGACTTAGGTGGCATGACTACAAACCGTTTATAGGTTTCGTCTGTATCTAGCTCAGGATTAAAGGTAATCCATATCTCTGAATTTTCCTTGCGGATCGTAGGTATCAGCGTATCCCAGCTCGACTTACTGGTAGTCTGTGCTTCTTCCACCCAGCAGATGTCTACACCTTCAAACGACTTGATCTTGGTAATGTTGTGCTTTAAGCCTGCAAACAGGAACTCTGTGCCATTCCTACCAAAGATAGTAGTGTTCTGTACTGTGTAGAAGTCCTCTAAGCCTAGCGACTTGATCTGATCTGCAAGCAGAGCGTGTACCGAGTCACTAATGGAGTTCTGAAACTCACGAGCGCATAAGACCCTAATCTTCTTTCTGCGGCCTATCGCCAACAGAACTCTAGCTACTGTCCAAGACTTAGATGAGCCACGCCCACCGTATACGACTTTAAAACGGTAGTCCTCCAGCAAGCACTCTAGCTTCTCTGGTATCTCAAGACTCAGCTTTTCTTCTGCTTCGATCACTCTGGGCGCTTGATAATGAACTCAATCTGCTTTAGTTCGATAGCCTCGCCATCTACACCGCTAATCTCTGTAGCTTGTACAGCCTTGCCGTCTACCCTGTCAATTACTTCTTTAATCGCCCAGGGCTCACCCTGCTCGGCAGCATCTACTAGCTTTTGTGCAATGGTGCGTAATTTACGGCTATCCTCTTGAACCAAGGCTACTCTTAGCTGGTTGTAGAACAGCTTGCCCTTCTTGCCGTTCTGATTGCCTATAGGTGCGCCACCCTTATTAGTTGGAGCAACTTCTACATTATTGTTTTCTTTAGCGTTTTCCATGCCATTCCCTTTGGGTTGATGGTTGATGATGTTGCTATTCTACAACAGTTTATGTCCCCATACAATTATGTAGTTGTTTGGGAATGTATTAGGGTATTCCTCTATAACCTCAAACTTAGGCAATAGTTCTTTAAGCTCATCCAGCGTTAGCTTGTTGTTAGTAAAGCAACTGTTAGGTAATCCGCTATTCATTGTCAGATAGCCTCGTTTGGCCTTACTTAACACCTTCTCTATGTACTTTATCTCTAGCTCTTTTGGCAGCTCTGAGTAAGCATAATTGCTAACAATCAAGTCATACTCTACATCGCCCCTATGCTGGTTTAATGTAGAGGTTTTGTAGGATGCGTTTAGGATGTGATGCTCTAGGTACTTCTCTGCCAGGCGCAATACAGGCTGTAGATCAAATAAATGGTATTCCTTCATTTGGATCGTGCGGTCTAGCACTAGCATCTGACCGCCATATCCTATGCCTATCTCTGCTACCTTTTCTACATTTCCAAACAATGTCTTAATGTCGCTTGCTACCTTCATGTACCGCAATGTAGATGGACTAAGCATACCTATTGGGTATTCGTTTGGCGATGATCCACCTATTAAATCGTTTTCTTGGTACTTATCTACATCTTGCAGCATCTCTGGCGATTGCCTGTTTACTGCTTCTAGGCACATTGCGCCTTGCTTGTAGGATGCGTGTTCTAAGACCCCTGCGTATGCCGGATGCCGCTTAAACTGTAGGAAAGCATCGTAATTATTAACCGCATTGCTTACTGCGGCTACATAATCACCGTTATCGCTTTCTGATGGGTTAATGCTGGTGAACTCTACCATTTAACTTTGTTGGCCCAAAACGCTGCGCTCATTTTGCCTTTAGCAATATTCTTAGCGTGTCTTGCTTTAAATGCTTTATTCCTTGCGCTACCATCTGGACTGCCTTTTTCGCCTTGCTGACCAAACCGAATCGTTTTTACTTTGTCACCCTCTTTAGCTACGACTACATGGCTTTTAGTAGGATGGTTAGGTGTGCGCTTAGGCTTATTGTATCCAGCAACGCCCATGCGTTCTAGGATGCCAGCAGCCTCTCGGATTTTCACTTCTTGACTCGCATTGACTTACCAGCCTCCGACATTGCAATGGCGATGGCTTGTTTAGGGTTACTAACTTTCTTACCAGAGCTTGACTTTAGCTTTCCGGCTTTGTACTCGCCCATTACTTTGCCGATTTTCTTTTCTGACTTAGACATTTTCATACATTTCCTTTAGATCGTATTTACACCAAATTAACGGAGCTTCTTCACCATCTGCCAACCCTCTAGCCATGTGGTGTTGTATTTCTACAACATCTGCGTTTAGCGTTGAGAGTCCATCTACCATGTCAGGGTAAACCCTAGACTGAAAGCGTTTAGCGTTTGCCTTACTTGCCTCGGTTTCTCCGTTGGCATCGTAACCGTTTGAATCGTGATCTAAGGCGATAAAAGTACCATCTCTATACCCTAGTGGCAGACCGACTGATTCAAGCCTCTTAGCGAGGTCTGTGTCCTCGTAGCCCCATCCCCAATAGGTATTGGAGTATCCGTTACAGGCTTCAAAGTGCCACTTCTTCATTAGAGCGACTGCCGCCAAACCGTAACGCTGGGCTTTTACTGCTCGATCTGTGCCGTGTCCTACTGGTCTTGTGTCCATGCCATGCCAGATAATGCGGCTTGGCAAACTAGGCTCTGAGTAATCTGCCCACATGGGCATATAGTCTACATCGTGGAAACAGACATAATCCACCATTCCAGCGATAGCTGCGTAGGCATGGTTTACGATTGCGCCACGATTAAATGGGCTATCGTCTACCTGCTCTGCTATGCAGAATAAAGGCTCTATATTGGTGTTTCTGCGGAAATAACTAACTGTATGAGGCAACATCTTAGCTAGATGCTGCTCTCTATCTCGATATGGGATTATTACCCCTAATCTCACTTTTTCTTAGGCTTTGCTGTTTTAGCTGCGTCTTTAAAGTCTTTTGCTGATGGGGCGGCTTTGCTGCCAACCTTGTTCATCTTCTCGCCTGATCCAGCCTTAATTCTGGCTCGTTTAGCGTTAATGTTTGCGTAAAGTCCTGGCTTCATTCGTCATACTCCATTTCTTCTTCTTCGTCACCCATTGGGCAAAATGCCATACAGCCGTTGTTGTCGCTACATACAAAATCAAATATGTCGCAATGGCCGTTGCCCTTCTTAACGCCACAGTCTGTAAGGTCGGTATTGTAGTATTCGCAGGCTTTGCACTTACCTTCGCCATCTTCTACTGCTCCATAGCTGGCAGTAAGTACGGCTTTTTTCATGTTGCCTTTGTTGATGTCGGCATCCATTGTAGATAATGGGCAGGAGCTTTTGTCCTCTGCCAACAGGCCACCTTCTTCTTTCATGCCCATCTTAGGCTTATCGCCCAGCAGACCGATCATAATCGTAGTTTTCTCAGGGTTCATTTAAGCTCTCGCAAAATTTGGGCAAAGGTTTCCTAGCACAATTATAAATCTGTTTTTACATTCCTACAAGACAGGCAGATAAAACGCTGGTATATACCATTGCCGTATATCTCCATTTCGCCATCTTTAGTCGATTTGCTGATCTTGCATCTTGAGCAAGCTCTTATAGTGATTTGACTTGGCTTTTCTGTCCAGTTCGTGCTGGAGTCTTTTTTTTGCATTTAGTAAATCTGCTTCTATTTTGTGTACTGTTGTTCTAGCTGCATTAGCAAGC